ATGGTTACAGAGACCCTAAAAAATAGGGTCTTTTTTGTGTCCGCAAAAACGGAAATTTTGGGAAATGTCCGTGATAAAGGCAAGTATTTTGCTATCGAATTTTGAAAAAAAGCTATTTTTTTGAAATTCGGGCAACAAAAAAAGCCCAGCAGACCGCTGGGTTAAAATCAAATAGGCTCTTTTGTAAGTTTATAGCGTGTGCCGTTGATTGTGACTTCAATACCTTCAATTGCTACTTCTATCTTATCAGTCTTAGCGACATCTGTGACGGTCTGTTGATCGTACTTAGCAAGCGACCCGTTTTCCGACTCAATAGCTTTCAGACGACTTGAAGCTCCGACAATATAGCTATCAAAACCACTGGCAGCGTAGTCATAGACTGCACCACCAACCTTAAACATTCCCTTCACGGCTTCAGAGAATGTCTTGGCTCCGCTGACCTTGTAAGAACCGCCTGAACGTAGCAGGTAGAACCAATCTGTAAGAAAGTCATCTACAGAGGCATAGTGCATATAGTGACCACCCTCGTAAGCTGGTCTTGCTGTTCCTTGGGTGACAGTCACACCACTTGGACGCTCTCCTTTGCCAGTCCATGTCATGCCTCCCCAGTTGTTATCTGCCTTACCTACGGCTGAGGTACCCCAAAGACCTTCAAAGTGTAGAACGGTAATAGCGTAGCTAGGTAGGATATTGTGTTCCTTACACTTAGCAAGGATAACATCAAGGACAGATTTTTTCAGGATTGCACCGTTGAAAGAGAGGTCTCCGTCTTCTTTAAATTGAACCGTCTGTGGTTCATTTTTGACCGTCTCAGACGGTTTTTCCTTAGCTTTGAGCAATTTATTGACTATGGCTTGAACAGGCTCATAGCGTGGTCCTAGTGACCGTTTTCGGTCCTCTCCAACCCCATGCTTACCTGCTAAGACCTCCCTAGCAAGCTCCTCATCAGTCTTCTCACTTGCCGTAGCCTTGCTATTAATGACTGCCATGACAGGCTCATATTGATTGCCCAAACTTGCTTTGCGGGCATCTCCGTTACCATGTACCCCAGCCAAAGTCTCCTTAACAAGCTGATCCAGTGATTTGTTGGAGGTACTGGGTTGGTTTGCTGGACGGTATAGATAGCAATACATACCACGATGCACTTGATTATAATTATCAATGGTAATTCCGTTACGTGCATAGTTACAATGTATCACATTAACATTATCCACAAAGATAACGACGTGACCGCCTGCTCCGCTCGAATAGCCACGTTTACCCAAAATACAAACGTCATGTCTTTGAGCGTTAAATGGTTTATTTTCAGCAACCAAAACATATCCGTTACGTATCAACCAGTCATGCATATGCTCAGTGTTAACCGCCCAACCTGCAGAAATTGCACCACCCGCCATTAGCGCATAATATACAGCACTAGAGCAGTCATAACTATTCGGACCGTTACGATAGTCCATTGAGTAAGAGACTTTGCCGACACGGTCGCTCATCCAACGAATGGATGTTTCAAGATTGATTGTCATGATTTCCTCCTTCTTCGAGATAAAAAGGAGCTAGCACCCACAAAAAAGGTGTCATAGCTCCCAAAACAATAATAATCAGGATTGCTTTGATTAGCTTCATTTGCCCTTACCAATTAACTTCTCAAATGCTGCGGTCACGTTTTCAAATATTGAGGTGTCTCCCTTGGCTTTGCCATAATTCTCGACCAAACTCTTAAAGGTCAAGATGAGATAGCCAACGTAGATTGTGTACAGAAAAGCTACACCCGTTTGCTCAGGCAAAAGCACTGACATCGGAATTAATACTGTCAGCAAGATAATACCCATCATCTTACGGATTAGACCGTTAATACCGATTTTAGATTGGTATTCGATGGCTGGGTTAATCATAGCGGCAAATGTACCCGACAGAAAATCGACAATTTCCACGGAAACAATTAACCCAAGCAAAAAGAGGATTAAGCCGTCCTCTGTTGCGATGAGCGCACGTAGAAAATCAAACATCCCATTTGGGTGTGATTGGATAGTTAATGAAATCATTTGTACTCCTTTAATTCTATTAAAATATTTTTATTTGGTTATATCCTAAACAGATACCTACAGCCTCGCCAGCTCCTATCATCAAGAGACTATCATGCCCAACAACAACATTGTCTCCGAAATTTGCCTGGGATAGGTTTAGATCCTCTTTTTCCAGATATCCTTTAAACTTTACATCTCCATGCGATTGAGCGGAGATATCATTGAGAGCAATGCCTGCAAATAAAGCCTTATTATCCGTCGGCAACATCTTTCGAACATGCTTTTTATCTTTATCAAAACAAACAGCTTGCCCTTTCAAAATATTTTCGAGAGCAACAACGTTATGACATTCATCTTTGAAAACAGGAATATACCGTTCGCCATCCAGTTGAACCTCAACCGCTAAATCATTGTTATAACCGCTAATTTCAAACTCAGCCTTTGAATCTTGTCTCCTAATCGTATCAGTACCAATATAAAAATATTTTATTGTACCGTTTGCGCGACAACCCTTGAAAACAATTTTGTCTTTATTGCCACTGCCCATGGATGCAATACCGATCGAATTATGAAATTCAGGATTGTCGTAAGCATCCAAAATAAATTCACAATTATCGTGTTCGATGTAGGCTGGTTTTTCGTAATGCTCATTGTTATGTGTACCCCAAGCATTTACAGTCCCTACAAAGACACAGTCTTTATATTTAACAACATCACCGCTATTTACCCCTGAACCATAAGCATTCTCGCTAGCCCAAACATCCCCTGCTGGTAAATTGTTGTTTTTGCGATAATCTCTAACAGCTTGATTTCCATAATGAATAAACTTACAATTCTTAACATTTCTGATTTTGTCAGTACCACCACCATCATCATGCACAGGATAGCGCATATTACGGCAAGTGATTGTGAGATTTTCGAGATCATTATTATAAATAAGGTTGATAGTACTTGCTGGTGTTATTTCAACATCCGTTGCAGTTTGCGGAAGTTCTCCTTTCAAGATAACTTTGTCTCTATCAGTCCCTATAAGATTTACAAAATCTTTTGGTGTCCAGTTGATTTCGGTGTATTCACCTGGATGGATAATGATGTTATAACGCTTGTTATATGATGCGTCAGTTATGCTATCGTTAGCTAATTTAGGACTAACAAAGTCCCCTGAACCATCTTTTTTGACAATGATTTCTGTGTACGAAATCAAACCTTTCGTCCCTGACAAATCAGCTAGTTCTGTGCTTTTCAACTCAAATATTTGTGTGTATGGTTCGTATTCAGTTGCGACAGAGCCTTTTTCGATTTGAGCGATTCCAAGTTTTGTGTTTTGGCAGCTAACACGCACATAAAAAGCAGTTTGCGGTGTCGGTGTCAGGTTCCAACCAGCAATATTTGGGGTTCCTTTAATAAAGGTCTTGTCTTTGTCGTAAAAAGCACCGGTTCCAAGGTTGGTATATTGATAAATTTGATTTGATTCAACTTCAATAAACTCACTGACACTATTTCCTGCTGCGGATAACAAATTTCCTGTTGATGGGTCAACGTAGTAACCGTCCGTCACTGAAAATTTGTTAAATTTGTTTTTTCCAGGTGTTCCATAGGCATATGAATTTTTGAGCATACGGTCAGTGATTTCACCGTCTTTGATAACTGTAGCTTGATAAGTTCCACCACTGACCCAGGCCGAGCCGTTGTAATAATTCCAATGTCCGTTGTCGGTTGTTAAGTAGATATTTGTATCCCCATCCGGCTTTGATTGTTGCAACTCACTTAAACTCCCAAATGTACCTTTGGGAGCGCCGTTTGTGATACTTTGTATTCGCTCAGTAATATCTTCAAAACGATTACCTAACGTTTCAAAACTACCTCTCGCCTTAGCTACTTCCATATCGGTATTGCCACGCTCTATAGTAGCGTCAGTATACGCTTGTTTAATTCCATCATGAATGGCTTGTCGGACATCACGGCCAAAGACACCTTCCTTGATTACTTTTAAGTGGTTATCAATTCCCATTTATCATTTCCTTTCTAATGCTTCTACTCTTCTTATCAATTCGTCCAGATTGATTTCTTTGGTTACGAGCAGATAATCTAATTTCTGCTTATCTTGAGCTGACAATAGCTGGCTTGATTGTTCTGAGACGGCTGTGCTGACAGTTTCGACTGTTTCTGCAGTCGTACTGGCAATGACTCGAACCTCTTCCAACTGGCTCTGTTGCTCTTTTAGCTGCCTAGTCGTGACTAGTTGCTTGGTCCTTCTTCGGACATTATCCAATTGCCACTCTTCGGCAGACTTAAACTTATCACCGATCGTCAAATTAGACCGCTCAACGCTTACTAGGTCAATCTGCCGTGCAACAACTCTCAACCGTTCGTCAATAAACATGACGGGATTGATAACACTATATGTGTTACCTTCCTCAAACTCATCAAAATATGGGTTTATGTGCGATAAGTTGACTGCCGATACCGAATATTGATAGGCTACAGCCTTTTGTGTAGCCAGTTGGCTCTCTCCTGCTTGTTTTAGAGCAACAGGGTCCTCTATGTCATCAAACGTGGTCGTTTCCATTTTAATGCCGTACTCGGCAATCAAGTCCGGTCTATCGATGTAGTCTTTCCCGTTGTTAACAGATGCAATGCTGACACGCTGATTGGTTTCACTATTTTGTTTGCCGTAGACTAGTAATCTTGACACAATGCCCTCTGGATTGATGTGTTGCTTTAGAGATAGCAAATTGACAGAGAGCTTGATTTCCGTGTCGCTGTCGATGCCAATCTGTCTCTTAAAGTCAAGGTACCTCTTGCCATTTTCCTTTCGAATCTGTATTTCTAATCCATACTCGTTTAGGATGAGGTCTGTCAAGGTAGCGAAAGTCGACTTCGCAGGGTCTACATCAGCTTCCATGTGGTCGCCTGTCGCAATCAAATCCGTCAGATCGCCCGGAAGAAATTCCTTGTAAGATTCCAGATTGTCGTTGTGGAATTTTAATATCTGCTTTACAAAATCAGATTTCTTCCCACGGTAAATCTGTTGCCGCTGCTTGCTGTCGTTTAAAAAGTCAAGCTCCGACTTAGCATTGTATGCGAAGGTAAATACTCCACTCTCAGCCATGTCATTCGTGATCGGTGCGATACGGCCATAAAACACCTCTCTACCTGTCCGCATATTGACTACTTGGACCATGGTCTGCAAGGGCTTGATTAGAGCCTTGTAACCAGAGTTGTTTGGCAAGAATTGGAAGTCAAACTGGGCAATCTTATTGATTTCAAATTTAACAATGGCCGACAAGAGCTTGTTCCCGCCGGCCATCGAATCGTGTATTGGTGTCACGTTGGCACCATTTATCAAACTAACTGCATACATCAAATCAGCTCCTTATACCACTTAAAAGAAATTCTGCCATTGCCTTCAATGTGGATTTCGTTTTCTTTTTCGAGTGTGAAAAAGTCATATACACGACTTCCCGGAATGATGCTGAATTGTTGATTCCTCATAGTCAATGTCATGTTACTAGTTCACGTAATCTCTGGCCGTGCTAAGCTGATGCCTGTGTTGACCAATAGAATATCAAGTGAGCCTTTGACTTCAAAAGCAATATCTTGGAATGCGTCAAGCTCAAAATTGAAATCATCCCAAATATCGCTACCTTCAGCCCTTTCGGAAATCATGAAGGGATAGGCTGTGAATGTGATTTTAAGCACACCGTGAGCCCAATCTTCCTCAAAAGCACTATCTCCTTGGACCTCGGCCAAGAAGTAGTATCCAGGTATCGCATCATCATAGAGAGGTGATAGACCTGTTGTTCCCATCAACCAATTGATTGCATTGGTTTTAGCCATATTCATGGCTTCTTTCGTACCATAAATTGTATTCTTGATTTTGATTTGATAGGTCAAGGTTCTCTGTTCATAGAGCTGGCCGCCATAGACTGTTGAAAAATCATATTTTTCATTGGAGAATGGAATTGGCACCAATACCTTCTTCTTGTTGGGAATGCTGATTGACCGCTCGTTCAGCAAAAGCAGGCCTTCATCTTCAAACGAATGCCTGCCGTTGTATCGAATTCCATAGTGTTTAGCCAACTGTCCCACCTCCTTCGATGATTTGAATACGTTGTGCTTGTGCATCTGAAACATGCCCTACAATCAATTGAGCGAATGTTTTACCGTCGATATTTAAAATAATTGGTTGTGGCTGTGGTTGTTCCACATTCACAATAATCTTATCTTTGACAGTTGACATGATATGATCAGCAATCATGCCAAGTGTACTTTCGTTCAGTGGTAGAACAGCTTCTTTCCCAGCCTCGCCGCCACCCATCAAACCATTACTATTCATGCCGAAAATAGTGGGCTTGGTCAAAATACCACCTTTCGCAAACCATGTAATATCAATAGACGGCAAGGACCCCTTGCCACCGAACCCCCATGGTGCTTCACCGCCACTGATATGAAATCGTGGTAGTTTTGGTCTAGGGAGCGACCATTCAAAGTTAAAGAAGCCTTTTATCGCATTGATAGCGTTGGAAACAGCATCCCTGGCACCGTTAATGGTGTTAGTAATGGTATCTTTGATGCCGTTCCAAACACTACTTACAGTATTGAAAATGCCAGACATTACACCGCTGATTGTGCTCGATATTCCGTTAAATACATTTGAAATCGTATTTGAAATCGAGGTTACTATATTGCCGATGAATGACAATATGCTATTCCAAATCGTAGACACAATGTTGAAGATCATGTTGAGTACAAATTGGATATAGGTCACAATCGCTTGCCAGGTTGTTTGAATGAATTGCTGAATAGCTGTGAGAACTGTCTCAATGATGGACTTGATTGCATTGATTAAGCCGTCTACAACACCTCTCATGGTCTCCCATGCGCCAGACCAGTCTCCGTTAATCGCCTGCATAACTGCCTTGATGATGCCAAGTACAGTGTTGATTGCTGTTTCTACAATTGTTTTGATAACTGTCCAGACTGTCTCAATGACTAGTTGGATGTTAGACCAAGCGGCTTGAATGAGTGGCTGTAGGGCTGTCATGACAGTGTTGATGACTGTCATAATCGCATTCCAAATTTCGATTACTGCTGTTCGGAAGGCTTCGTTGTTTTCCCAAAGATATTTAATGCCGACAACTAACAGGGCTATCGCTGCAATAATCCCTAATACAATGCCAGCAATTGGTAAGAACGAGGCAATTAAGCCACCTATCGTTGTGTTAGCTGCCAACGCTGCTGCTTGCAATGCTAAAAAGACAGGCAACAATAACCCGACGATTACTACTAAACTTCCAAATACAACAATCGCTGTCTTTATAGGCCCTGGCAAATTCCCAACCCACTGTGCAACGGATTTGAAAATCCTTGCCATACTTTCCAAAACTGGAGCAACAACTTCCGCAATCATGCCACCAATTTCAGCCATTGCCTCAGTGCTCATATTTTGAGCGGTTGTAAATTTGTCAATCGTGTCCAACGTGGCATCAAATGTACTGCTTACAGTTCCAGCTGATTCCTCAGCAGCCGCTCCCAAATCATTCAAATTCAGAGTACCACGCTTGATTGCATCAACCATGCGAGGGGCTGCCTTTGAGCCGAAAACTTCTGATGCTAATGTCAAAGCCTCTGTCTCACTAGATGAATTTTGAATAGCTGTGACAGTATCGTTAAGACCTTCTTGAAGGGTCTTCCCATCTTTGGCATAAGCAACGGCTGCCTTAGACATGGAACTTAATGCAGCAGATGAATCCACACCAGCTTTTTCAAACTTACCGATAAGCGATACACCCTCGTCAAATGATAATCCCAGTGCCTTAATTTGAGGAGCACCATCAACTGCTTTTTTCATCAGATCATCGACAGATACACCTGTATTTTGGGCAACGTAAGTCGTGCTATCCAAAACATCTGAAAGCCAATCGACAGAAAGACCATAAGCCTCCAAGGCTTGTTTTGAGGTTTGAGTTGCTGTTGTAACATCAGAACCATTGATTTCAGCAAACTTTATCATGTCCGCTGCGGTGGTCTGCAAAGCATCTCCCATCAATCCGAACTGGGTATTTACTTCGCCAACTGCACTTCCTGCCGTTGTAAAATCAGTCGGAATTGTCGTTGCAAGATTTGAAGCGATGTTCTGCATTTCCTCAAGAGATTGTCCACCAGCACCCGTCTTAGTCACAATGGTGTCCATTCCCTCGTCAACAGTGCGAAAAGCTTCAAGTGAGTTTTGACCAAAATCAATCAGTTGTTGAGAGGCATCGGCAATCATCCCAGAGAAGTCATTCAGCAAATCAGCCTTCAAGAGATTGTTCGTCTCTTCCTGCAAGCCTTTCATAGTCTGAGCATTGTTTTGGACTGCATCTGCATTCCCTGCCAATGCTTGATTGACATTCTCTAGCTTGTTCTCATAGCCTTTCAGCACATTCTGGGTAACTTCAACCTCACGTTGAAATGCTCGATACTGCTCTTCGCCAATCTTTCCTTCTGCAAATTGCTTTTGGACCTGCTCCTCAGCAGTCTTCAGAGTTTCAAGTTTTTCTTTGGCGTTGGAAACTTGTTTTGCCAAGAGTTCCTGTTTCTGTCCAAGCAAGACAACGTTACCTGGGTCAAATTTCAAGGCTCTGTCAATCTCTTTGATTTCTTTACTGGCATCAGATGCAGACTTATTTACATTTTTTAATGCCTTATCTAATCCAGTAGTATCGCCACCGATTTCAATATTGATACCCTTAATTTTTCCTGCCATGTTGCCTCCTTTCTTTGAAAATAAAAGTGCTGAGAGAGCGATTCTAGCAACGTTTTCCTTGAGCTAGCAAGGTATTACGCCGTAGAATTTCTCTCAAAGCACTCTAAAAATTATCAATATCAGCCTGTGTAGCTCTTCTTGTCTTAACTTCCGTTTGTTTGTCAGGATCACGGAGATTGATGTAGTCCGTCTGGTAGTCAAGGGCCATGCCAAGCGTGATATGTTGTAGTTCCTCGACCGATAGACCGACTTCTTTACAGCACGATAGATAGGATTCTACTGTAAAGATTTCATCGCTTGCAGATTCGCTGTCATCGAAGGCTTTTTTGTGGCCATGTTTGCCTCCAACATTTCCATTAAGACAGGAGCGACGTCTTGGACAGGGAAGTATTCCAAATCCATGTAAAAATTGTCGTAAGGCTTGACCGTAGGGTCACCAGACTTTACAAAAGTCCAAAACAGTCGGTTAAAGAATGTCATATCGAAGTCTTTCAACATGGACATGTCTAGTTTACTGACATCAATTTCTTTCTGTTCTTGTGACAAAGCCATCATTTTCAATAGAGCATCACCTTGGAACATGTTCATCATGTCCTGGAAATAGTCACGACCAAATTGATTTTTGTAGGCGATCGGCGTATAGCCATTAGTCACCAACCGAAATTCTTGGTCCCCAATTTGATAAAGTCGTTCCATTAGCTGCCTACACCTTCTGTCGCTCCAAATGTCACGCCGTCTGCAGGTTTATAGACATTTGTAAACCAGCCGTCGTAAACTTCTTTCTTAGTGTTTGCATTTGTCTTTGTTTTAACAGCTTTGTCAGACGATCGTGGAACAGATGCAAATGATAGTTCTGTGGTATTTGGGTCACCTGACTTGGTTTTTGAGCCCTGTTTAGGACGACTGACTGTGCACTTGTAAAGTAAGTGACGAGTAGCATTCTTGTCCCCTTCAATTTGGAACATCATCGCAAAGGCTGCCTGTTCTGCATCCGCAAACTCAGATTGTGTTCCGTCTGAAGCTAACTTCTCCCCTAAAATTTCCGTTTGGAAATAATCAGTCATGCGAGCAATTGTCAATGTACCTGTGTAGCCTTTATTTGTTGAACCGCCATAATAGGTCACGTTGTCCGCTTGGAAATCAATCGTTTCTCCTTGCGGCTCAATTGTCAACTCAACGGCACCAGGCAGGGCTTGTGGAGTGTCGTAAGTCAAATTGCCAAGGGCATCCTCTGAGGTGATTTTGGCAACATGGACTTTCTCCAAACCAAATTCAATTTTGTTTTCTGGTTTTTTTGTCATGTTCTTCTCCTTCTTAAATTAGACTGACATCATAAATGACTTGATAGAGCCCTTCTGACTCTATATACATCTCATCGGAAAACTCAAAAAAGAGCTTGTTTTGATTAAACAGGCTCTTTAATGTATCTTCCAATGCTTCATTTTTCTTATCAGTAATCAGTTCTACCGTAACTGATTTGATAGTATGGTACGCTTCATTATCTGCATTAAGGTTATCCTCTCCGTCCTGATAATAGACTGCGTAAGGCGGTTTGGGTTGCTCTCCCTTTTTGAATTGACGGTAACGGCACGGTATTCCCAATGCTTTCATGATAGCTGCAAATTCTGATAGTTTCATTGGCCAATTCTCCTGATGCGTTCTTCAAATTCGGCAATGGCTTCTTCTTCCACTGGTGCGATATGAACCTGCGGGCTCGTTCGTCCACCATCACGATTAACGTGCCCGTTTTCGAGTAGATGAGTTAGGCGATAGTCAGGCCCTCTTACATGTGCCACATAAGTTCCATTCTTCAATCGTTTCTTGGCCCATTTCTTTCTGTAATTTCCTGTCATCTTTGGGCTACTGACCCTTAACTTGGCTACAGCCTTATCAACAACATCGCTAGCAGCTTCATCAACTTCTTGTTCAACCTCTTCCGACCACTCTTCTAGTGCAGACATGATTTCGCTAGTTAGATCCAGTGCCATTTTTTACTACCTCGCAAGTCAATTCGATGATATCACCATTTTCAAATGTCTTGATGACCTCGTATCTCACTCCTTCAAAATCCACATACACCTGATTGTCATACTCAAAATCGTGGACCTCAAGTACCATGGAGGGATTCATGTTGGCTTGTGATGCAAAATAATACTCTGACCGTGTGAGAGACCGCTTATTGCATGATACCTCAATACCTACTTCTTCGTAGGTTGGCTGTAACAACTCATCCAATGTCGGCTCTTCAGAAAGCGAAATTAGGGTGCAATCTTCATTCCATCTCATGACTCTGCCTGCTTCCTATATGTGATTTGATAGTCGTGCAGTTTCTGCTGTAGATAGCGTGGCATGGTTGGCTGGTCTTTGTTGATGTACTGGTAGTAGGTCCAATCGGCAACGAAGGTAACATGGTGAGGTAGATTCAGGTCAATGGCAATGCCCTTGACTTGCTCTAACTCATCAATAGAGCTTTTGATAAGCTCTGTTAGATACTTGTCTCGTTTGTCAGATTTGATACCTTCTTTCATCTTGACCAGTTGCAAGACATTTGAATGTTCCATGGCTTACTCGCTTTCTTTTGATGTTTTTCTACGAGGTTTGCGAGTTGTAACGACTTCCGATGCCAGCTCACTTGCTAACTCGGATACTGATTCAGAAACACTTTCGCTTACTGATTCAGAGTGCAGTTTTTTGATTTCCTCTAAAACAGCTACAAGCGGTTCTTCATTCAAACCGTTCAGGTAGTCTGCTCGGTCTTTGGCCGTCACAAACTCCTCATCTTTTCTCCGAAGGCCAATCGGAGATTGGCTATCGGAAAAAGTTACGAGCGCTTTAACTCTTACATCAACTGACTTCATGGTTTGCCTCCTAACCTGGTGTGTTAGCCTTGTCAGCTGCGAATGTCACATCTGTTGGTTTAGGTGCAACAGCTCCATCTTTGCCTGATGCATTGACTGCCACAAAAGCCTCGCCAAAGATTGGACGACCATCATATCGTGCAATTCCCTTAAAGACAGTATTGTCTTCGATGAATTGAGCATGTTCAGATTGAGCCATAGTTGCCCCTTCACGTTCTGCCAAAATGTAAAGCGATCCAAAGCCACCGATAATATGTCCATCTGGGATGAAGTTTAGCTCTTCAACATCACCACCAATAACAGGCAAAGTATTGTCAAGGCCTGACGCGATTGCTGCAGCCGAGTTGAAACTCATCAGCTTAATCTTCAAGGCTTGATGTGTCTTACGTGACATTGCCCAGAAGACATTACCGTCTGAGTAGTCGGCATCAATGACATTGAGCTTAGTAGCCAGTTCTTGGTAATAAGCGATAGGGTCTGTGATGTTAGCGGGTACTACTGACAAGTGAGTAGAATGCAGGTCAGTCCAGTCTGGCTCATTCTGACCCCAGTAATTAGGTTTCTGGGTTTCAGCCAAGCGAGTCACGATACCAACAGGCATCTTAGTCCCTTTTCCGTAAAGGATGGCTTTATCGAGAGCAAGACCAATGGCTTGAGCAAGACCCAAAAGAATTTCATTAGCAAGGTTAAGGTCAGAGTCTTTCAGGATGGAATTAGGAACAGCAGTAAAGCCACCAACCTTATAACCGTCCACTTCAACTTGATTGAATTTGAAATCAACTTCATTGAGTTTTCCAATCATTTCCGTCCAGATACCTTCTGGTACTGTGCCCGCGATGTTCTGACGAGCTTCACCCTTCACAGGTTTGAGCCAAACTTTAGTAATCAGTTTTGAATATTGATCCATATTGTTGCGAAGCAACTCCAGGAACACTTCTGGAATGGTCAATTCCGAGCCATTGACAGCACGTTTTTCTTGAATGAGGCTACGAGTATTTTCCAAAAATGTCTTGACTTCGCTGCGTTCAACCAATTCAGTCATAGCAGCACGAGTCAATCCGCCAAAATATTTGTTACGAGTCATAGTTGCAAGTTCTCCTTTTTGTTTATTCCGTTGTTCAAGTTCAGCAGCTGGTTCTTCTTTGGGTTCATCTTTAGGCTCCTTGCCTTCCAATGCAGCCAATTCTTCTTCAAGTTCATCAATTTCAGCTTGGATAGCATCGACCTTGTCTTGATATTCAGCTTGTTCCTGTGTCAAAGTGTCAATTTCTTCTTCGACAGCCTTGATTTCTTCATCAGACCGTGCTTCTTCGATAGCTACTTCAAGTTGAGCGCTACGTTCATCAAAGTTATTACCGTCGTTCAGCTCAGTCAAGCTTTCTTTCAAGACCTTAATTTTGCGACGGAGCATGAGTTGTTTTAGCATGAGTTAATTTCTCCTTTAGTTGTTGTTTTCGGACTTCCAAGGTCCGTTCTTGTAGATCTTCAAAGTCTCGTTTCCGAGCCTGCACACCCGTTGCCTCATAGGCAGGGAAGGTTACGATGGACACTTCATGCAAATCAATCTTTTCAATGGTCCATTTTACAGTTCCATCTTCACGAAATTCAGCCGATTCCTCAACGATGTTGAAGCCGAATGAACATTGGTCCACATCTCCACGTTGGACACGGGCGTATAGATTGAGTGCATCAGTATCTTGTTCGTTTATGACAACACGGGCCCATAGACCTTTGTCATCAACTTTCAAAGTCAATGTCCCAGCCTTATTACGACCAAGGACCAACTCTGTGTTGTGATTGATAAGGGCACGGATGTCATTGTCAAGGGTATCATCAAATGCACCAATTTTTATTTCTTCAAAAGCACCAGGCCACAACTCTGTTTCAGAGCCATAGACTGCAAAATAGCCTTCGATAACTTTCTCTTGTTGGCCTTCCTGTTGTTCACGGACAGCAAGATTAGATTTGAAGCTACGCGTCAGATAAGCTGCTCTCTCCACTATCTTCTCCTTTCTCTAGTTTCTTCTGATCCCCAATTTTATCAGCAGGTATGAAGTTCTCAAGAATAACCAACTGGTCCAGACCTTCTTCTGGTGGCATATTCAGCCAGTTCCTCACTTCATTCCCAGTCACAAGACCTCTGATGTAGAGGTTTTGCCCGACTTCAGCCAGCTCTTTCATGCTGTAGTTCAACAAACTTCGATAGTTGAACAGCCAGTAATGATTTGGGGAATAAAGGAGCTTGCTAGTCATCTCGTGTTGAATGATGTCTGCAAACTCCTTTATTGTATTAGTGACAAAATTGTCATATTCTTCCTTGTTAAATTTTCCTACGCCAAGAAAGAAGGCAGGTATTCTCAAAATCCCTGCCAACGTAGTCTTGTCAACTTCTACCGAATCTTTAATTGCAATATCGTTCAGACTAAGTGGCTTAACCTGTTGAACGTCCATAATCTCTGCTGGGATAATCCAAGGCTTACCAGCAGATGACTGTTTGAGGTACATATCAAAGACTTCGTCACGACCTTCCTGCGAGGACAGTGCGGCCGTATTGGCATCTGTTTTGATAATCAATGACGGCATATACTTTCCTGACATAAACTCGTTTTTAGTAGCTGAGGCTTGCTTTAAATTTCTAAGCAAGTCAGAAAGCACGACACGATATCCCTGCCCTTTCCATGGTTTCTCTGGATCGGCATTGATGGAGAAGTGTAGCACTTCGTCAGGCGAGAAGACCGTATCATAGTCATAGACTACTTGATAGTCAAATGCATCCCCTTGGAAGGATACTTTAGACGGTGGCAAAGGTTTTAGGTCTTGAATTAACCCCTCTTTGTCAACGATTGGATAGATGATGCTATTGCCGTCGCCCTCCAAAATCATTGTTCGGACAATGTTGTATATCCATTTCTTCCGACTCATCCACTTGTAAGGATTGATATCAATCTTTCTGGACAGTTCATTTTTGATTCGGACGTCGCCATTCTCTCTATTTTCCATGAGGTGAATAGTCATTGATGAAACCAGGCTTGCAATCTTGTGGACTGCGATGTGCACCTCTGGGCAATCAGACAATCTGGTGTATCCATTGGTGACCATTGTTCTGAAGTAGTCCTCGTTGACAAACATCTGAAAGCTAGAAGACGGCTCGGACCGTATCTTGTTTGAATTTTTCGGTTTGCGTTTACTCAATTTTTCGCTCCTTTCAACCAATCACTTACATATCCACCTTTCTCTGTGTCCTCTAGCATTTGGCATGCTGCAAAGACTGCTGCGTCAAAAAGGTCAATGCGTGATGTCTTTTCTACTTTTTCGTATTGAATCATATCATCTACTTTTTCAATTCCTCGAACATTCGACACGCAGTATTCGAATGCGGTGCTGTGGCAATAATAAAGCTGACCGTTGTAGGCCTTAACTTCTATACGACGGAAGCCCTCTGACTTTTTCCAGTAATACTGCGGTGCATCGACAATCGTAAAACCTGACCGTTTCATCCCAGTGAAAAAGTCTCGACCAAACTTCTTATCAAAGCCAATTTTCTGGATTTTGAAACCCTTGTCCCTCATAGACTTAAACCAATTGATGACATCATCATAGGAAACAGTTGGTGTGTTACTCATGGTCAGATTGCCGTCTTGCTTCCAACCAAATAATGGGATGCCGTCATCATTAGCTTTCTCATGGGCGGCCATACGCGGAAAGAAGGCATGGGTGATAACAATATCCACACCTTCATACTGCCCATATAGAGCAGCTGCTGTTAAGTCATGAAGCTTCGATAAGTCGGCACCGCCAAACCACTTGATAGGCAACCGAGCCAACTCTTCTAAGCTCCAATCGTACTTATCATCCGAATTGATGAAGGTTTGGAGGTCGAAGTAAGCAGTCATGGAGTTAGTGAAAATATTCAGGGTCTTATTGAAAAATTCATTCCTGGTCTGTGGGTCGGCATAGGCAACCTCTGCATCATGCAGCAACTCGCTTAACTCTACAGTAACCCCCAACGATGGATTGGCTCGTTGAATGTGGATTGGGTCCGTGAAATCTATAATCTTTCCATCCGCATCGGCATCGGCATCACAGATAAAAATGAAGAAGCTATCATCTTCAATCAAATCATCTAGGACCTTGTCACAATACTTCAAACGCTGGGCTAAGAAACCATTTGGTTTGTCACCTGCTGTCGTAATCGCCATTAACAACTTATTCCGAAAGGCTCGCTGGGCGTTCTTCATCAATGTGTACTTCTTGGAGGACTTCATCCCGTGAATCTCGTCCAAGATGATAATGTTCCCGTTGAACGAGTCCAGGTTGTCCTCTTCTGAAGCCAGTGCATTGATGATGAATGATCCGTTGGAAAATTCTTTTCGGATGCTGTGCTCATTATTGTTATCCTTTATTCTGATTGACTTGTCCCTCCAGTATTTAACCGTGTGAGAAATAAAGTCGAAACTTTCACGGGTCTGTTTTAGTGAGTTTGCCAGGATATAAGCATTGGTCCCGCTCTTATTTTCCAGAACAGACATGGCCAAGCAGATTGCGGAAGCAAAGGGAGTCTTTCCGTTTTTGCGAGGCAACATAAAAAGGGCCTCTGTAAATCTTCGGATGGAGGTCCCCTTTTTGAAAAATCCAAATAAATTGACAATACAGAATTTTTGCCAGGCTTGCAAAATGAACGGAACATTGGTCAGTGGTTTCCCTTCTAGCGATTCGCCTTTCCTGTGAACAACCAGCCCCTCAATAAACTTTATGACAAATTCAAATTGTTCTGAACGAAAATCAAACTTTCCACTGGCAAGGTCTTTTAGAAATCTGGCACAGGCCTTTGCCCTTCGCTTCCCTGCAATGATTGTGCCAGCAACAACATCTTCTGCATATTGCTTTGCGATTTGGAAGTCAGTGAGAATTTTTTGAGCTCTTGTCATGTTAAGTTGGCAATCAACCCTTCCAGTCCACCAGCTTCCTTATCTGGTTTTATCACTTCCACATTAGCAGCTTTTGGATTCAGCTGCAGTCGGTCTGAGTATGTCAGGATATCCTTGCGAAGATTCTCCATGGTTTGAACTAGCGGAGTTTTTCGTTCCACGATCGTACCACGAGATGTCTCATGCTCTTCTGTCACTTGTGACCCGTTGGCAATAAACTCTTCCCGTGCTATGTGGTAGTCATATAGCAAGCCTGAATAGATTTCTATGAGGTCGTCGTAGTGCTTAGAATAGGTCCTCATTTCTTTCATTGACTTCACAGTCCTGTTCTTAAAAGTGTTCTGGGTAATTGGTCTAGCCAATTTCTCACCTCCTTCCCAATTTTATGTTAGAAATCGTTGCACAAAATTCTCAAAATGTTGAAGGGAGGGAAAAACTTCTCCTTCCCGGTCCTCTAATGGCTTTGAGAATTTTTGTTATGAGGGGGGGTACTTCTCGCTTCAAAGAATTGTTCAAACTCTTTTTTTCTTTTGCGTTGCCAGTAAAGTCCTTGACCTATGACTTTGTCATTCTTTCTATCATGGAAAGTTCCGTGGACCTTGTTGGTCAAGCTAATTACATTCCACGAGACGAACTCCAGTTCTGGAAACTCTGAGACAGGATAGATGTGATGGACCATTTCAGCTTGGACCTCCAGCCCGTACCGCAGAGATTCTTGACAAAGGTACTTATCGCGTTTCAAGGTACGACTACGAAACTTCTCCCAGCGGCTTGATTTTAGTGACTGTCTAACCTTTTTGAAAGTCATCTGCTGTCCTTTCTATAACAAGAAAAGGGCTGCCGATTGGCTCCCTCTGTTTTACAAATATTTCATGCTACCATATTAGCACCTTTTTTGTGAGAAAAATAGTACCCTTTTTTCTCATTTTTTAAACAACCCTTGACAACAGAATTTTAGGTGCAAAAACTATACCAATTTCTCTTTGAATTATCTTCAACACATATTGTGTCAAATTTCTCTTTTTTTCAAACTGCTTGATATTATTGGTTTTCCAAACACTTGTTTTTTCGAATTTAACAATTCTCATTGTGTAACATTCGCTACTTGCCAAGTTTGAAACTAGCAAATGCTCGGTCCTGTTGGTCTTGGTTGATACCGATATATCTTTTTGTAATTGCTGGGCTGGAATGGTTGAATAGGTCCATAAGCATTGCGATGTCCTTATGCTTCTTGTAGTAGTGATAGCCAAAGGTCTTCCTCATTGTGTGAGTCCCGACATTTTCGATACCGCAGTCGAGAGCGGCAATCTTGATGATGCAGTAAGCAGCCTGTCTGGTAATTGGTCTGTTTTTTCCTTTTCGACTTTGGAAAAGGTAATCTCCTACTTTCTTACCTTTGATGTACCTTTCTATCTCCCTCTTCAAAAGAGAGTTCATCTTGATTCGTTTTCGCTTTTTGGTCTTCTTCTCGATCACAATTATGTAATGACCACGGATGTTTGAGACTTTCAAAATAACGATGTCAGATATCCTCAAGCTCGTATTGATTCCTATCAAGAACATGATATAGTTGCGTTCATTCCATTCACGTAGATAGTCGCACATCATATCAATGTCCTCAGTGCTTCGAATGGGCTCAACGTAGTTCATTTGATTCCCCTCCTTTCTTAACTCAAGTAAAAAGGCCAGTGCATTTCTGCAACTGACCTACTGTTTGTCGGGCGAGTTCTGGTTTTTCTTGAAAGGTGTTCCTCTGAAAAATAAAAGGCTCTTGCGGGTATCTATCCTTCTTCTCGTTCCGACATTATCATATTAACACCATTTTTGTGAGAAAAACAGTACCCTTTTTTCTCATTTTACAAGTGACCTTTTAGCTCTGCGTACTGCTCAAGAATAATCGCTCGTCTCCTGTAGATTGTGGCTAAACTCATGAATTTCTTGTCTGCGATTTCTTCCCATTTTAGACATGGATACTGCCAGCGTAGATGAAACAGCTCTCGATCTTCATCGGTCAGCAAGTCAAGTAACTTCTCAACCAAGGTCTTAAATGCTTCGAGATGTCTAATCGTTGGGTCGCTGTCCCACTTGATGACAATAGCTTCAGTTGGTTTACTTACCCCGCCTGAACGAATACCCATTTCATCATCGCTATTTCTAGCAGATAGTTCAAGTTGCCTATTCCTGATTGAGCGGTCAATAGACCGATACTTGTTGAGTTCTGAGTCGAGTCGCGATAGCTCTTTTTTGTCAAGTCGTGTCAAATTGCTTACTCCAATCTTTAAAATTTTGCGATGCCTTCCGAGAGATTGCAGCGATTGCATTAAATACCTCGCTAAAGGCCACACCTATTTGGTGCAGTGCTTTATTGATTTCTGCTGGATTCTGACCTAGCTGTTCCAACAGTTCTGCAATCTCCTGTTGTTTTTTTAGTTCAGCTTGTTTTGCCTTCTTTTTCCTTATCCTCTTGTTCATCTCGCCCCTCCTTGTAACCCGATAGATACTTGATGCACTCTGCGAAATAGGTACAGGCTACCCACACAATAAATGCTGTCAGAAACGGATGTCGTGCCATAAATTCATAACCGTTCATCTATTTTCTCCTAATCTACTGTCTTGACTTCCAGCGGCAACCACATCTTCGGATTGAAGTTGATAGTGTAGTCGTAATTCGACACATCCTTTGTCTTCACATCCTGGACTACATAAGACACATTATCAGATAGCCCGATGATATGTTTTTGATATTCCTCATCGGCAGTTTCGACTAAAATTTCCAGTTGATTATCTGTCGTGTCTGCTACAATCGACATCCGACCGCTCATCTCGAACATCACATCATTTGTGATTGCATTCAAGATTGTTACCTTTCGTACTACGTTGAAGTTGTCTGCCTCTTCCGACAAATTGTGTCGGACCACATCGGCTTGTCTTTCACAACCTGCCAACACTCCGATAAGTCCAATAGTTGCTAAAACTAGTCTAATTTTATTTTTCACGATCTATCCACCTCCCTATGCTAAAATAGTCAAATGCTCCTGCTCTGCCAGCTTGTCTTTGAGGTAGGCAGCTACATTGTTGACAGCTTCCAAGGTCCATGCCCCTCCGTCAGCTTCAAAGAGTGCCAACTGGGCCCGACCATTGATGCGGAATACAAACTGGCTTTCGGGTTGAACAACTTCGGTAAATGTTCGGTAGGGAGCAAGTTGGATTGGATTTGGCACTATGCCTTTGGCTAGTGATGCGACACCATTTTTGACCGTGGCAACCTGGGACACGCCATTGTCAACAACTTCAGACCCTTCTTTGATTTCCAAGTGACTTGCAAAGTTAATCATAGAAGCTCTGTCTTCATTTGCGACAAAACCAGCCTGTGCCTGAATGATAAAGGCTTCTTGCGGCATAAATTGCTCAAGCGTGATATGTGGTAGCGTGGCCACAACTTCGACTAGCTTGGTCCGATTTTCTAATTCGTCATTTTCAGAATAGACACAAACGGTTGTTGGATCTTCCACCAGCACAATCAATTGCTGTTTCTTCAGTTCGTCCAAGCCAGATTTGAGATAATCTACTAGACTTGCGAGGGTGCGGAGGTTGAGGGCGGCTGGGTATCGTTTGGGCTCTAGTTCACGATAGCTGTGGGCATTGGCATCATAATATTCTTTTCCGCTTTCGCTGGTGATAGTTTCACGAGCCATTTCGTGTAGCTCAACTGCATACTCAAGTGCATCTCTTGTAATTTCTGACATATTAGTTTCCTACTTTCTTTTTAAAATCAATGATTGCTGGATTGTCTTCTTTTTCTATTTCGTCGATAGGTTGGCCTGTATCAGTCCGCAATACTGCGTCATTATCAAAAAATGTTTGACCAGGCATTGCACTCAGCAATTCGTTCGCATGGATTTCGCCTGTCTCGTAATTTTGACCGACTAAGATAGTCGTCGATAGCTTGACTTGCGGAGCTAATTTAGATTTGACTTCCATGATAGTGTCGACAGAGTTCCGCTGGTCATTCGGTTTCAAGACCAGCTTGATAGACACTTCCCGCTTGACCGTCGGATCAGTATTGGGGTCCAAGATGTTCTCGATGACCCGTGCCAATTCGTTGTTGAGTTTTTCCTGCAGACCGCCGTCTGCAATGCTAGATAAATCTAGTCCGATAATATTTTTTGCCATGTCTTCCTCCTAGCTGCAACCACAGCCATTGCCGTTGAATTTTTCATTCAGTGCTTCAATCTCTGCTGTTACGCGACCAAGTAGCCGCCCCTCTTGTTCCAGGTCTCCATCTCTAGGATTGGCCCTAGCCATGTGTGTCTGGATTGCGTGTTTTACGATATGCAAGTCCCGATAATTTAGATTCATTTTGTACCTCACTTTCTACGATTTGCTTTCTGGGACATAGCAGAGCTTCTAGTCATGTCCCACTCTAGTTCCCAGAGTTTGTCCGCTAATCCGACAGCTATCTCACGCAGTCGCTCCTTATCAGATTCAAGCTGCTCAATCTTGGTTTCTAATTCTTCAATTTCCGCATAGGTTCTTAATTTTTCTTCCTGCAAAAATTGATGTTCGCTCAGTAGACTTGCCAAGTTGATTTCAACTTGTAGACTATTTGGGATAAGCTTGATTCCCTTATATGCCATTTGTAACTCCTTTGTATTTATTGTCCTGACAATACTTTGTCATCCGATCTAATTCCTGACGAAATTCATTGTCAGGTAACTTCATCAGTCGGACTTTTTCCGACATCCGAATAATGCAGTCGTTGGCTACGGACCAGCTCTGCATCGCGAAAAGTCTATCAACACCGTCCATCATTCCTCCTCAATCAAATAAAAATTGCCATAATCTTTCAAGGCTCTTGAAACATGGATAGCAGCTGCACGACTAGCAAACCGCATAGCCTGTCGCTCATTGCCATAGAAAATATCAATTCCCGTACAGCTGACCCGTACCTCTCGAATGAAAGGTCTAGCCTTCTTTGAACCATGTTTAAGTTTCACCATTTTCCATAGCCTCCAACTCAGCGTAAATCTCTGCCAACTTAGCCTGCCCCTCGGCAGTTTGTTGGCTTGCTAAAACTTTTTCAGCCCATTCTGGCACAGGTTCATCTTTTTCATTGGCTAACATTCTAGCCTTCAAAGCCTGCATCCGTTGCATGGCTTCTTCTGAGTTGTCTTGTTCAGTTTCTTCCAAGGCCCAGTCAGGAATGTTAGTTTTTCTTGGCTGGGAAGTATTTCCGTTTTGAAAAGAGTTGCTTTTCCTATCGACAAAGTTTCGTTGCTCCTCGTCCTGTTGGACAATGGTCTTAATATCATTCTGGGTCCAGTTCTTCAAAATAGCATTGACGTAGCCAAAATTACGCTTAGCATTGTCTGCTGCTCTATCAATAGCTCTCTTGACAAGTTCAGGTTCAAGCCTATCAATATCTAAGTAATCTTTCAGTTTCTCATACTGATAGCCGTCCAAGGAACCAATTCTTTGTTGATAATATTCGTAAATATTTAATTCAGTAGCAGATTTAACAATATCTACTTCTGACTTTATCTCTTGCTCTATATCTATCTCTTGCTCTAACTCTATTGGACTGTTGTTGGACACCAGTTGGACATTGTCCAATTTTAATGCTCTTCTCTGCTCACGTTTATATCTCGCCCAATCGGTTTCCTGTTCCATTAGAGCGGGCACTTGTAGCATTTCAGCATTGTTATCGTCATCAACTTGCACAAGTCCAACATTCTTAAAGTATGCCATGGTCATCTGGATCTCTTCTTCCTTGACATCTAGGCGGACGGCTAGTTCTTTTTCAAGCGTTGGCAATGTTCCTTCGTAGTAGATGACGCCGTCCGTAGATAAAGATTCCAACATGAGCATCTGATATACAATAATCATGTCCTTTCCACCAGGCATTCGTAGAGCCTGTTTGATAGCCAAATTCTTAAAAAAATTCTGGTCTAGCTTGAGCCAAAAAAAGATTTTCTTTTTCTGTTTCTTTGCCATTTATACCTCCTATGCCACATTTACTTGATTTGTTGATACTAGCCAATCCTTAGCGACATTCCAAACTTCTTCAGGAACATCCCTATTGTACTTACCTCTAAACTGGACAATCCGCCCTAGATTGACCTCCAGCGTGTAGAGAGGAGTGTTGGGCTTGCTAGCCAGCCAGACAAAGACAATCATGGTCTTCCCTTTGAGATGTTTTTCAGTGTACGAGCTGACGCAATGATGTAGTTTCTTACCCTCGTAAATCAATTCAGCAACTCGCGACGGAACATGGAAAGTGTACCCTGCCAGTGTCATATCGAAAGCATCTCGACGCTTGAATTCAGCTTCAAGCTGTTTCTCACGTTCTCTCTGAGCACGGTTCTGTTCTGCTCGTTGAAGTCTACGCTGTTCTTCTCGGAATTGATTATAGAGCTCAACGGTGTGCCGGTGCATGGCAACAAAATCCTTGGGTACAATCATCGCGTCACCTTCTGGGTCTATGCCCATTTCAGTAAGCATATTCAGATAGTCTTTATACTCACGAAAATTTATCCGATTTTTAATAACCCAGTTTTGAAATTTATTGATCCCGACACCTACCGGAATGTGCTTGATATCCTGATAATCCAAGTGATTTTCAATACCTGGAACCAGCTTCCCATTTCGTTGGCCGATTCTACGAGCCAGTTCGAATTCGCTGAAACTGCGGTCCGAATTTTTGAAAAATTGCTTGTTTTTCAGTAGCCAGCGACGATTAAGAGTACGCATATCAACTGTTTTTTTGAAACCCAATCTCGTAAAAGCATACGGGAACATTATCTCGTCGGCCAGACGATTCGCTCCGATTTTCTGAGCAAATTCAATCTCATATCGATATTTGTACAGCCGTTCAATTTGATGGTAGTCAATCTTATCAAACTTGATGTACTTTAATTCAGAGACCGCCTGTAGCTGCTCAATCCAACTGTTCGGATAAAATTTATTGCCAGAATATGGACCGCCACCATAAAAATTCTCAATCAGGAATGGAAAATATCGACCATCCCAATTTTGTCCAATCTTGATATGCTTTCCATCTTCAAACCGCTCCAAGTTTGTCAATCGAACATCAATGTCCTGCTTGCCATCTTTAAGTTCAGAATGAAAGACATAGGACTGTATTTCAATCCGTTTGGCCGTAGATAGAATGATTGAGAAGAAATAGGACTTGTCAAAGAAAGTCAATTTTGATACCTTAGTCAACCTTTTTTCGACACAGTGCCCCAAATTCAAATCACTGGCCACAATGGTTTCATGCTTGTTGGACCACCTGTAAGTCGTTATCTGCGAGTAGCACCAGTTCCAAAAAGCTTTGGGCGGTTTTAATCTTCGCTCTGCTTCACGTTTACATTGCTCTGGTTTCATGCTTCATCCAAGAAGTCAAAAATGCTCATTTGATTTTCGACTACACCTTTCGTGGATTTTTTGGGTTTATCCGGCTTGGTATCTTCATCTGGCCAGATACCCTGACGGGCTTTGGCTGTAGCTGTTTTAGCCGGCTTGTTTTTTTTCTTAGAAACTGGTTCAACTGGCACCTGTCTGATATTCTCCAACTTGCTGTTGGAAAGGAAATACTCTCGAATCCATTCAAAGACTGTCTCATCAAGAATACAAGCCATGCCATTCTGGGCAAACTCCCTGGCCTTGTTGCTGACATACTTCAAGGCAGCCTTGACAGTGTACCCTTCTTTCAAAACGCCCTGGAAGAGCTCATCATCCTCTTGCTCGCAGAGCCAGTTATGGATACGGTCCTCAGATGGACTGTGTTCTTGTTCCATTTCCTTTAGCATTTTATCCAATGCCTGTTGCTTCAAATTTGCCATCTTATCCACCATTCTTTCCGTACAAATTGAATATCAATACCCGGTATGTATTGACCTGCCCTTGCAAGCTGTATACCTGCTCTTGCAGTTGTTCGGTCCGATAGATTAAACCGACAGAGACCAGAATCAACAAAATAATGAGCCCAGTGAGTAGGTAATTGACCGTTGATTGCTTATTCATCTTTTTCCTCCCACATCTCAGCATTTACACCTTTATTAAACAAGTCCTGCTGATAAATTCTAGCCTTCTGCCAAGTATCAAACGACCGTTTTTGGTAAAATCTATAACCACGCTTAGTCTTGGTTTTCTTTGCAACAATCCAAACCATGCTAGACCTCACGATCTGCTAACAGCTCAGCTTGGCAATCGCAGATAGTCTGCAATCTGACACATTCTTGTATAGCGAACTTGTGCTGTTCACGAGTGCGTTGAAGCTCTTTGTTTAATTCCAAAGCCAGTGCCTTCCACTTCTCTTCTGAACTTGTCAAAGGGTTAACTTTATTAACAGAATCCTCAACCTCATCTAAACTCAAAAAACGCTTCATCATTTCCAAAAATTTCATATTATCTTATCCTCCGTAATATCTATGAATCTGCAAGTATCTCAAATTCCGTTCTGGTTGCTTTTTTTCAGGCTCTTTGACCTCTATTTCAATCTCAACAGGCTTTCTGATCAGCCAGATTAAGATTGGGGTAAAAATAGCAATAAATACCAAACCTTGTTCTGCTGTCAACATCAATTCTTCTGTCATATCCATCTCCTATGCCAATACTTGCCAATTATCTCGTAGCCAGACACGAACGGCATCCCTCGGAATGCGAATACTCCCGTTTTCATTTCTGATCACAGGCATACCTTTTGAGATAAAATATTTCACAGTCGCATCGCCGATTTTCAACCACTTTCTAAACTCAGCTTGGGTCATAATTGGCGGATAGGTATTGTCAGGGTCAAACATTTCTGACTTTTCAGCCCATGCCATAGTCATGATGTTTTCCATCTTTTCTTTAAAAAAGCTTTCAAAATCAATCATAATATGTTACACTTTCTTTGTATGTTTATTGAAGAGCCTGATTGCCGTCAGGCTTTTTGCATGTCTTCGTTCAAAAACTTGTTGATGAAGTAAGTCTGACCCTTACCCGTCATCTTGGTCGTCTTGCTGATCCGAATGCTGCCATTAGGCTCATTATGTGTTCGCTCCTTGACCTCAAACAAGCTCATATCCATAGACCTCTGGGTCGGCATATTGTAGCTCTCACCACGTTTCCGAATGAGAAAACCATTGTTCCGCAACCACTCAAACAAGCGATTTTGACCGATATTGTAGCCATTCTGACGCAAAATCTTGGCAAAGTCCCCAATCAAGATAGATGTAGCACTAGCCTCGACAGCATTAGCAAAAAGCACTTTGGGTTTGTCTGCCTCAATCTGTGCTTCCAACTGATGCACCTTCTTATCGGCCAATAGCAGAGCGCGAGCCATAATCTTCTCTGGACTGTT